ACCGACCCCTCCGAAACCGCCTCCGCCCCCGCGGGCTACGCCAATGTCTCCGGGAGCCCGCTGCAAGCGTCCGGACCAGGCGGCACGCGCCTGCACGTGTTCTGGAAGCGCGCCGCGTCGAGCGAAAGCGCGCCGACGATTACGGACCCCGGCAATCACTGCTATGCCGTGATGCTGGCTTTCTCGGGGTGCATCACTACGGGCAATCCGTGGGACGTTACCGCCACACAGACGCGGAACGACGGAGCCACGCCACTCTTCGCCAGCGTCACCACGACGGTCCCGGACACGCTGATCGTCCTTGCCGGTGCGGACGGGTCGGACGTGGCTGGCGCGCGCTTCTCCGGCGAAAGCAGCGCGACCCTTACCGATCTCGCGGAGCGGTTCGACAACGGGACCGCGGACGGCAACGGCGGCGGGATTTGGGTCCTCACGGGCGTCAAGGCGGCGGCCGGTTCTACAGGGACAACGACCGCCTCGACGCCGACCGGCGGCATCAAGGCGCAGCTCACCATTGCCCTGAAGCCGACCGCCGCGAGTCATTATGACCTCACGGCGAACAACGTAGCGGCGGCGGCGCCGAGCCTCGGAACGCCCGCGCTCACCCAGGCTCATGGCCTCACGGCCGACGGCCTCGCCGTCGCAGCGCCCGAGATTGGCGAAGCCGAACTCACCCAGCTACACAGCCTCACGGCTGACGCGCTTGCCACGGCCGCGCCCGAGGTCGGCGTCCCTGTCGTGACGCAGCACCACGATGTCGGCGAAGCAGCCGACTTGGAGACTGCCGCCCCGGCGATCGACACGCCCACCCTGACGCTGGTGTTCCAACTGGGCGAGGCCGACGACCTGGCCACCGCCGCCCCCGGCATCGGGACGCCGACGCTGACGCAAACGCACGCGCTGGCGGTCTCGGGCAATCTGCTCAGCAACCCGTCCGCCATCGACCTGTCGCCGTGGACCGGCTACGGCACGCCGCAGGCCAACGTCACCACGGCTCCGGACGGCTCGACCACGGCCGACCGGCTGATCCGGCAGGCAGGCCTTACCCTCTCCAGCACGGGCCGGACGCAGACGATCTCCAAGGCCGCATCGGCGATCAAGGTCGAGGCGGCCATCTCGGCGAAGGAGGCCGAGTTCGACCGCGTCCGCCTGTTCCTGAACGGGGCGAACAGCACCACGGCGCGAGCGCTGGTCGACGTCGACCTCACGACCGGCGAAGTGCTGCAGAGCTTCGTCGGGACGTCCGGCTTCGCCGATCCGACCTTCGCCGTCGTCGACCAGGGCGACGGCTGGTGGCGGGTGTTCCTGACCGTTACGACCGACGCGCACACCGCGCTTACCTACCGCATCTACTCGCTCGACAGTGGCACGACCCTCGGTGACGGCACGTCTGGCATCTACGTGGCCGACGCCCTGCTGCAGTCGGTATGGGTCTCGGCGCCCGAGATCGGGACGCCGACGCTCAGCCAGCAGCACGTGCTGACAGCGTCGGCGCTCACCCCGGCCGGGGCCGTCCTCGGCACGCCGAACCTGACGCAGATCCACCAGCTGGCCGCCGCGGCGCTGGAGACCGCCGGGGCGGACATCGGCGTTCCGACGCTGACGCAGCTGCACAGCCTGACGGCGGACGGGCTTACCACGGCGGGTCCGGAGATCGGCACGCCGACCCTCGCCCAGCACCACGTCCTCGCCGGCGCGTCCGACATCGTCGTCGCCGGACCGGAGATCGACAGCCCGGCGCTCACCCAGCTTCACCAGCTGGACGCGGCTGACATCGAGTCCGCCGGGCCGCAGATCGGCTCGGCCACGCTCACCCAGGTGCACGGGCTCGGCGCCTCCGACATCGTAGTCGCGGCGCCCGAGATCGGGACGCCGGCCATCACCCAACGGCACGCGCTGGCGGCCGCGAGCCTGACGACCGCCGCGCCGCAGCTCGGGAGCCCGACCCTGACCATCGACCGGCTGGTGTTCGGCCAGCACGAACTGGTCCGCGGCGTCGGCAACCGGAGCGCGGTCAACGGGACGGGCAACCGCCGGACCATCCTCGGCGTCGGCAACCGCGGGAGCGTCCAATGACGACCGAGACCAACCTGGAGCGCGAGTACGGCGAGACCTGGCAGCTGGACTTCGCCTTCACCGAGGCCAGCGGCGTGGACATGGACCTGACCGGCGCGACGGTGACGCTGATCCTGGAGAACCGCCGGCGCACGGTGAAGGCGATCATCTCCGGCGATCAGGTCGACCTCGAAACCCCGGCCTCCAGCGGCGAGGGCGTCGTGGAGGTGTTGCCCGCAGACTACTCCGCGTTCGCTCCCGGCCTGATCGCCTACGCCTTCAAGGTCGTGCTGTCCGACGGCCGGATCGAATACCCGGCCCGCGGCTGGATCAACGCCGAACGCCCCGCAGGAGGCTGAACCATGCGGATCACCATGCTCAGGACCCGGAACTGGGTCGTGCCGGGCTTTCCCGCCCAGACCATCCGCTACCGCGAGGGCAAGACCTACACGGTCAAGCAAGAGTGGGGCGAAGCGCTGATCGCCGAGGGCTCGGCCAAGAGGGGGCCGGCGGCGAAACGCGGGCGGGTCGAGAACCTGACCGACTGGGACGGGGACGGCGAGGCCGGCGGGCCCGTGCCGGTCGTCGAGCCCGTCGAGGCCGCGAACGGCGTTCGCGAGGCGGACGACGCCTGAATGCCCGCGTCCGGCGAACTCGACCAATACATCACCTTCCAGCAGCGCGAGGAGGACGCCAACGGCGACCGGCTCGGCGCCGACTGGGACGAGACCACGCAGCTGCGCCTGCCGGCTAAGGTCGTGTTCCAGCGCGGCGGCGAGGTCGGGCTCGCTGCCCGGCTGGAGGGCCGCATCCCCGTGGTGCTGGTGATCCGCGACTCCAGCGAGAGCCGGGCCATCACCACGGCGTGGCGGGCGACCGACGCGCAGGGCCGCGTCTACAACCTGCGCTCCGCCTATCCGCACCGCGACCGGGGTTTCATCGAAATCCAGGCCGAGACCGGCGACGTGGCCGAGGGCTGACGTGGCCAGCCGCATCGAAGGGCTCGCCCGCCTGAAGGCGAAGCTGGAGCGCATCCCGGCCCAGGTGAAGACCGCCGCCAAGGGCGCGCTTGTCCAGAACCAGGAGGAGTTCGCCACCCGGCTGGCCGGGCTGATCGGCCGGGGCGATCCGGCCCGCGGCCACCTCGCCGACAGCATCGAGAAAGGGAACGGCCTGCACGAGCTGTCCCTGACCGTCAGCCTCGGCAACGTCCGCGTACCCTACCCGGCGCATCTGGAGTTCGGACACAAGGCCCCGGACGGGTCGCACGTCCCGGCCAAGCCGGCCTTCTACCCGCTGCTGCGGATCAGCCGAAAGAAGTTCGACGCGCGGGTGATGCGGGCGGCGCGCAAGGCGATCAAGGCGATGGGGACCACGCGATGATCGACCCGCTGCTGGCGCTGCAGACCGCGATCGAGACCGTGCTGCGCGCCGATGCCGGCGTGGAGACCGCCTTCGGCGACCACACCGTTCGCCTCTACGACCGTGTGCCCGAGGCGCGGGGCGTCAACATCTTCCCCTACATCACCCTCGGGGAGAACGACCAGGCCGTGGACGACAGCGACGGCTGCAACGACACGGCCGAGTGCTACGTCCAGGTCGACGTCTGGAGCCGCGGCGTCGGCAAGACCGAGGTCAAGACCATCGGCCAGGCGGTGCTGGAGGCGCTCGACGGCGCCGACGCCATCACCGCGATCAACGCCGAGATGGACGACTTCCGCATCATCACCTGCCGGGTCGACCGCCTGCGCTACGGCCGCGAGCCCGACATGCTCACGGAGCGCTGCAACCTGGTGCTCCGCTACGGGGTCGCCCCCGTCACCTGATCCGCCCGCGAGCGGCCAACCCGCCCCATCCCGGGGCCTTTCACCATGAAGGACTGAAGCCATGGCCGAACCGGTCGTGTTTGACGCCAACCAGATCACCCTCAAGATTGGCGACGGGGCGTCTCCCGAGACGTTCTCGCATCCCTGCGTCATCAACCTGAACCGCTCCATCTCGATCACCGCCGACATGGTGGAGGAGGTGGTCTACGACTGCTCCGACCTGAACGCTCCGGGCACGGTCTACCGGCTGAAGCGCTCGGTCAGTCTGGCCGCGTCAGGCGCGGGCAAGACCGACCGGGCCTCGCTGTCGACCTACCTCGACTGGATCCTCTCGGAGAACACCAAGAACGTGCAGATCGAGATGGGCGGCACGGGCGGCCGGCGCATCGAGTGCGCCGTTCACCTGACCGAGTTCACTCCGGCCGAAGGCGAGCCGAAGACCTACGCCAACGCCTCGCTGGCGTTCGCCTCCAGCGGCGCCATCACCCACGAGGCCATCGCGTGAGCGGGACCGCCGTCGTCGAAGCCCACTTCGGGGGCGAGACGCGGCGGTTTCTCCTCGACATTCCCCGTCTGGAGGAACTGCAGGAGAAGACCGACTGCGGCCCGGAGTGGCTCTACGAGCGCATCGTCGAGGGCAAGCACGGCGGCTGGCGGTCGCACGACATCCGCCACACCCTGCGCCTCGCCCTCATCGGCGGGGGCATGCTGCCGATCGAGGCGGCGGTGGCGGTCGACCGCTACGCCGGCGCCGGCCAGCTGGCCGAGCACAAGTCGCTGTGCGCGGCGATCATCCTCGCCGCCATCCTCGCCCCGGCCGACGAGGTCGACGACCCGGGGGAGCAGACGGGGGAGGACGCCGGCTCCCCCGCGGAAAAATCTCCTTCGGCGAAATCCACGAAGCCGCCGGCATCGTCGGCCTAGGCCGGCTCGACGGCCTGTCGCTCTGGCAGTTCGCCAAGCGCGTGATCGGCTGGGTCAGGGCCAACAGCAGCGACGGCGGCAAGCCCGCGGCGCCCACGGACGCCGAGTTCGAGGCGGCGGTGAGGAGGTCCTATGGCGACTGAGATCGAGCGCCTGACGGTCGTCCTCGACGCACGCATCGACAAGCTGACGAACGCGCTGGCCAAGGCCAACCGAGCGACCTTCGCCGCCGCCGGCAAGATGCAGAAGTCGATGGACCTGGCCGGACGGTCGTTCAGCCGCCTGGCGTCCACGGCTCCCGTCCTCGGCAGCGCGCTGTCCGGGCTCGGGGCTGCCGGGGCGGGCGTCGCCGTGGCCCTGGCCGCCGCCGCCTTCGCCGCCGGCCGCGCCCTGGAGGCGATGAAGTTCGGCGACGAGCTGCAGGCCCAGGCCGACAAGCTGCGCATCTCGACCACGGCGCTGCAGGAGCTGCAGTTCGCGGCCGAAGAGACCGACATCCCGGTCGACAAGCTGGCCGACGCGCTCGGCAACCTCGACGCCCGCCTCGGGGCGCTGAAGACCAAGTGGGGCGACGCCAAGATCAAGGGCGCGCTCGAAATCCTCAACATCAAGCCCGAGGAGCTGCGGAACCTCAACGACGCCAGCGACGCCCTGCCGCTGCTGGCCGACCGCATCTCCAAGCTGTCGTCGACCGCGGCGCAGGCGCGCGTCGCCAAGGCGCTGGGCATCGAGGACCTGTTGCCGCTGCTGCGCCGCGGCGCGGCCGGCATCGAGGCGCTGCGCCAGGAGGCGCATGAGTTGGGCCTCGTGCTCTCCGATGACGTGGTGAAGGCGCTGGCCGACGCCGACCGGCAGATGGAAGTCGCCACGCGTCAGATTCAGACCAGCCTCCGCGCCGCCTTCGTCGGTCTGGCCGTGGACATCGCCGCGGCGGCCTCGGCGCTGGCCGAGTTCTTCGTCTGGCTGCGCAAGATCGAGACCGCCAACCCGAACTTCGCAAAGTGGGCCAAGGGCCCGGCGGTAGCTT